AGCCAGAGATGTGAAGGAACGTCTGGCATTGGAGAATGATGAGTTCGTTCACAACAGGCGAGGGGAGCTGACTACCTACATCCCCCACAACCCAGGAGAAACCTATGTGGTTGGCGCAGATAGCTCTATGGGCGTCCGAAACGGAGACTATTCAGTCGCGCAAGTCTTGGACAGCAAGAAACGGCAAGTCGCAACGTGGCGAGGCCACGTCCATCCTGATTTCTTTGCTGAGATCCTGTATGCGCTTGGGGAATATTACAACGAAGCGTTCATAATCGTTGAAAACAACTCACACGGCATCCTGACATGCACACGGCTAGGCAAAGACTTTGCTTACAGCAACATGTACTTGGAGACCCAAGTCGATAAGCTGACAGACAGAGAAACGGTCAAGCTGGGTTTCACCACCACGGCAAAAACCAAACCTCTCATTATCGATCAGCTCCGTGCATCAATGCGCGAGGGTGAGCTGGAACTCAACGATCTCACAACAATAAGGGAAATGCTGACCTACATCGTCACCGAAACTGGTGCGATGGAGGCTGAAGCGAATTGCCATGACGATTGTGTCATGGCCTTGGCCCTAGCAAATCACGTCCATGAGGGTGCGTGGGAGCCAACCGAAATCCCAGACGACCTCTATATTGAAATGGTGTAACCGAATGAAAACAGACTATCGCAAGCTCGACGATGCTGAAATCGTCAAGCTGGTTGAGGACAATATCAAAACCTCAGTCGGTTACTACGACAGCCAGCTATCACGTGAACGTAAGAAGGTCCAAGACTACTATCAGGCTCGGCTGCCACGACCAGCGCACGATGGAAACTCCAAGTTCGTTTCCCAAGATGTCTACAATGCAGTGCAATCGATGCAAGCTGCGCTATTGGAAACCTTTTCCGCTGGCAATCGGATCGTCAAATTCGCTCCACAGGGTCCAGAGGATGTGCAAACGGCAGCTATATGCTCCGCTTATACCGATTACGTCCTCTTCAGACAGAACGATGGTTTCGACATATTTTCCACTGTTATCCATGACGGCCTGATGGCCAGAGTGGGCTGCACGAAGGTATTCTGGAGCGAAAGCGAGGAAGTTGACGAGGAAGAGTTCACAGCCATCACCCAAGACCAGCTTGATATGCTGCTGGCACAGGATGAAATCGAACTGATCGACAGCAAGACTGACGACATGGGTATGGTTTCCGGCACGATTGGTGTCAGGCGAGACACCTCACAGGTTGTCATCGAAGCAATCCCACCAGAGGAGCTGGTCGTTGAGGCACAATGCAAAAGCCTTGAGGACAGCAACTTTGTCGCCCACAGAACCCACAAAACTTTGTCGGAGCTGCGGGAAATGTATCCAGACTCAGACAAGCTGGACGACATAGGTGATCACGAAGATGTGACACTGGAAACCGACCCCGAAATCTTAGCCAGACATGATGGCATCAGCGAAAATAGAGGCTTCAACAGCCACGGATACCAAGACCAAGTCCGCAATATTCTCTGCTACGAAGCCTATATCATGATGGATGTGGAAGGCATTGGCGTTGCCACGCTTCACCGTGTTGTGAAGGCCGGAAACGCACTGTTGGACATCGAGGAAGTGGACAGACGGCCTTTTGTCACCTTCGTTCCTCTGCCAATACCTCACGCTTTCTATGGATCAAACTTTGCGGAGAAACTGTGCGCGACACAAAACGCCCGAACTATCCTGACCCGATCAATCCTAGATCACGCCATGATCACCAACAATCCAAGATACATGGTCGTCAAAGGTGGTCTCACAAATCCAAGAGAGCTGATCGACAACAGAGTGGGTGGCCTAGTCAACGTGTCCAGACCGGACGCAATCAGCCCAATGCCACAAGCACCATTGAACCCATTCGTCTTCCAGACATTGGATGCGCTGAGTGAGGATCAGGAGCAGAACACTGGCATTTCATCGCTGAACACTGGTCTGAACAAGGATGCGGTATCAAAGCAAAACTCAGCCGCACTGGTAGAGCAGCTCGCCACTATGGGGCAGCAACGACAAAAGATAATAGCCAGACATTTCGCTCAATTCGTCAAATCGCTATTCCACGAAATCTACTCGCTGGTGGTTGCTAATGAGAGCCAACAGAAGATCGTGGAGATTTCTGGCGCATACGTAGAGGTAGACCCCGCTTCTTGGAAAGAGAAGAGGGATGTCATGGTTGAGCTGAAACTTGGCTATGGCGAACAAGACCGTGAGGCACAGAAGATGTTGTCTCTGCACTCTCTGTTCAGCCAAGACCCAGCCATTCAGCCGATGTACGGCATGAACAACAGATTTGCGATGCTGAAGAAGATTCTGGAACAGCAGGGCATCCTCAATGTTGAGGAGTTCCTGACACCACCAGAGCAGATCCCTCCACCACAGCCAGATCCTGCCCAGGAAATGCAGGCACAGATGGCTATGAAGCAGATGGAGCTGCAAGAGCGTCAGACAGCAGTCGCAGAGATGAACGCCAGCACCAACGCACAATCGACAATCGCAAAGATTGAGATTGATCGCGCGAAGGCTGAGGCATCTCACGCACTACAGTCGGACAACATGGATCTCAAGGAATCCCAGTTCGTCCACAAGCAGCGCATCGATGAAGCCGAACTTGAGGTTCTGCGTAATTCAGAGGATGTGCGGGGCATAGCCAGCCCGACTGGATAACAAAAAAGAGGCCGCCTTGCGAAGCGGCCCCTTCAAGGGAGAGACGGGGGCGGCTGAAACCCCCATTTCCATGCGTAAGAGTATGATTCAAGTGTGAATCGTAACTCACTGAACTGACTCGCAATTCCCGTGCCAAATCACGGAACCTCAACCAATTGAATCAATGATTCAAATGCGGGTCATAACACCATGTAAAACATGGAAAATTTTACTCTAAGGAGAGCAAATGGAAGAACAAGAAGACAAACTCGTGCAAATGGGCGACGACGCTGAACAACTACTCAGCAGCGAAGCCTTCACGAACACGATCAATTCACTGGTAGACGCCCAGTTCCAGACTTTCGGCAACACGAAACCGGAAGATTGGGACAAACGCGAGATGGCCTACCACCACTACCGTGCCCTGATTGACATCGTCAGCACCCTACAGCAGCGGGTCGCAATCAAAGACGAAATCGTCACCAAGGCCGATGATGACAACAATCAAGAGGAAGAAGAATAGCACCATGAACAACGTGCAGAACGAAACCTCAACCACAGAGCCACGTATTCTCGACATGAGCAACGTGGAAGACGCCATCTTGGCGCGTTGGGAAGACGCTGAGGAAACTCAGCCATCAGAAGACGACAGCGAAGAGGCAACCTCAGAAATCGAAGAAGAGACTGTCGATGACGAGGGCGAAGAGGAACTAGACCCAGATGAACTTGAAGAGGCAGATGAAGACCCCGAAGAAAGCGAAGAAGCTGAAAGTGATGAGGACGAGGACGAAAGTGAAGGTGACGATCCAGTTGTGGATGATGACACTGAAGTCGAAATTCTCGTCGATGGCGAAACGCATCGGGCATCTATCAAAAGTCTCAAGAGATTGTTCGGGGTTGAGAAGAGCCTCACACGCAAGTCTCAAGAAGTCGCCAAACAGCGCAAGGAAGCTGACAACGCAATTCAAAAGAACCAAGTGGTTTTTGATCGATTGCTTCAACAAGCTCAGGAACGATACAAGCCGTATCAAGACGTTGATATGCTCGTTGCATCCAAGTCGATGTCTGCGGAAGATTTTGCTCAACTACGCAAAGAAGCTGCGGAAGCCTACAAGGACGTGCAATTCCTGACCGAAGAAGCTGATAGCTATTTCGGGGAACTCCAAGCACAGCAACAGACAGCCATGAAAGAAGCTGCCAAGGAATGTGTGAAGGTTCTCAACGAACAGATCCCTGAGTGGTCCAATGAGATGTACAGCGACATCAGGTCGTATGCCATTTCACAAGGATTACCCGAAGAACAGGTGAACCAGTACGTTGACCCTGTAGTGATACAGATACTCAACAAGGCACGTTTGTTCGACGAGGGTCGCAAAGTAGCAACCGTGAAGAAAAAACAGACAGCCAAGAAGAAAGTGCTGCGTTCGAAGAAAGCGCCGCCGAACGAGGTTGTCAGGAAGCAAGCAGCGAACGCCAAAGCGCGTGAGAAGATGCGAGCCTCCAAAGACTTGGACGATATTGCGGATGTCCTCCTTTCACGCTGGGAAGCATAGAAACCCAACGCTAATAGAGAGGAATAAATCCCATGAGCGTATTTTCCACTTACGACCAGGTGGGTAAAGCTGAGGACGTGTCTGACGTAATTACAGACATTTCGCCAACCGATACCCCAATGGTCACACTGATTAAGCCGCAGAAAGTTTCTGCGCGGGTCTACGAATATCAGACCGACAGCCTTGCAGCAGCCGCTGACAACAAGGCCATCGAGGGTGCAGACGCATCAATGGCAACGCTTACAGCGACAACCATGATC